GGTCTTGGAAGACTTCTATCCAACTCAAACCGTTACTACAGAAGAGTAAAGGTTGCAAACCTAATGTAATTCAGATATTACATATCTTTCAGAGAGGGTGCTTGACACCCTCTTTTTTTTATGTTATACTTATAATGTTAAACCAAAAACTCCGCACATTAAGTGCCATCTTCTTTAGGGTTGATGAATTGTTGATGGATTATAAGATAAACAAATGAATAAAGTAGATTTTCTAGGAATAAAAGATTTTACTGGAAATATTTCAGTAAATAGCAACTACACGTTGCAAGAATTTTTGAGCTTACCAGAAGTTCCTTGCCAGAGAAATACAGAGGCAAGAGTGGGTAAGGCAAGAAAGTATTTACAGAATGTAAGACCAGAACATTGTATTGTTCACTTGGTTAGACTTACACAAGATTGTACAGTAGCAGGTAAATTATATCCAAAAGGCATGGTATTCAGAAATGATGGCAATACTCGTGCATTGATTTGGGAAACGCATTGGTCAGATTACCTTCCCGAAAAATTAGTAGCAATTATATACGACTACGAAGATTTAGATGAAATTAAAGCAGCATATGATTGCTTTGATTCTGCTGAAGCTACTGAAAAGAATCAGCAAAAGGTATATGGTATTCTTACAGGATTCTATGATTATGCTCCAAAGTCAGAAAAGTTAAGACAAGGACAAATTATTACTGGAGTGAATAAGGCATGTCATTTTGTTAAACCAACTATATGGAATCAAACCACTATCAAAGATCAAGAACAATTAAGAGATGAACTTGCTTTTTGGATGATTAACGGTTGTCTACAAGCACTTGATGGGTTGATGACTAAAAAAGATAAGTGGTGTCAACCATTTATTGCTGCTGCTCTTTTGAGTTTACGTCATTATGGCCCTAAAAACCAAAAACTTATTCAAGCATGGACATTGATTGAACAAGAAAAAGGCAACACAATGGGTGAAAACTGGGATGGTGTTACCCATATTACCGAAGAGTGGAAGACTGGAAAGTTCTTTAAAGATACTAGTATCTGTAGAGATACTCGTTGGGATAACATGGATCGTACTGTTTCCTATATCTTATATTGGATTGATAAGTATATGGAGGATGAAAAAGGAACCAAAGTTGGTCGTGGTTGGGAAACTATTGCTAAAGAATATAAAAATAGACCAGCCTATAATTCAGTAATAGATGCAGCATTAGGGGTTTAACACCCCCTTTTTTTATGCCTATATAATAGACAGTACATAATGTAGAATTATGAATACATGGAAATGGATATCTTTTGGTGTGGTCGGTAGTCTTTTTGCAGTGTCACATATTGGCATGATAGGTTACATCGCAACCAGAGAAAAAAGTAAAATACCAAGTATAGATGTGCCAGTAGGCCCTTATACCTCTTATGTTGTTCAAGCAGATGAAGAAGGATATAAGTTGAGTTATACTGCCAATGATCCCAAGACAGCATACATCACTAAGGACATCAAGAAGAAGGGTGGATTCTTAGGACTTGCAAATAATACTACTAAGATAGTAGAAGAATACTATATGGATGGTCAGATCAATCAAGGTGGTGCAGTATCTAACAATCGTTCATGGTTAGACGGAAAGCCTGGATTGACACAAGAACAATCAGATGCAATAAGTGCCGCCCGAAAAAGTGAGGCCTGTATCGAAGCAGTCGGAGCCGCCAAAGGTACAGGAAGACTTGTGGGTACTTCAGTTGGTGCAGCTGCTGCTCCTACTCTTAGTTCTATTCCCTTTGTTGGTTGGGTCGCTGCTGGTTGGGTGGCAATGTTTGGTGGTGATCAAGGCGCTACTATAGGTGGAAATATGGCAGAGGACTTGAATAAAAACTGCTAAATAATTAAAAAATTCCATGCCAGACTTTAATAATGCCTTTGACAGGCAAATCAAAAATAGGAATTTTCTCTCGCCTGCTGGATTTAAGTTTTCTTTGGCTAAAGCACCAAAGGTAGATTTCTTTTCACAGTCAGTTTCTATACCTAATATAGATCTGGGGGTAGCTGTTCAAACAACTTACCTAAGAGATATTCCTGTGCCTGGTGATAAGTTAACCTATGGTGATCTGGATATAGAATTTTTTATAGATGAGAATTTAGACAACTATCTACAAATAGAAAGATGGATGAGATCTCTTGGATATCCAGAGACTCTTGGTGAAGCTGTATCGTTAGATCCAGGCGTAGATGATGTGTTGCTAAATTCCAGATCTGATGGTACACTTATAGTATACAACAGTAGTTTTAATGCTATTGCTAAGATATTTTTTAGGGATATGTTCCCAGTTTCTTTGACATCTGTTCCATTTACAGCTAGTGCAACCGATATAAATTATATTATGGCGACAGCAACCTTTAAATATACTATTTTTAATGTGGAGACTTTAACTAAGGATGAATCTTGAGTTCATACAAGAACTTTGGGATAAGGATTCGGTAATAGATCAAGAATTATTGCACTCAGAATCTATAAAAGTACCAGCCTTACACGCAAAGTATTATAAAATTTACAATAATATCCTGACATTACAGAAAGCTCAGGAGACACAATTTAAAATCCTAAAAAAAGAGAAGTGGATATATTATAGTGGCAAGGCATCACCAGAGGTGTATGCAGAAAAACCGTTTGACTATAAAGTTTTAAAGGCAGACTTAGACAAATACTTTGATGCAGATGCAGACCTTATAAAATGCACTGCGAAAATAGAATACTATCAGATCATGTTAGATTATCTTGAAAGTATTCTTAAAGTTGTACAGAATAGAACATATCAAATCAAAAATGCCATTGAATGGCAAAGATTTACTAATGGGCTATGAGTGATCTTACCATTTCCAAGAAAAATGAAGTACATCTGGTAGTAGATGCTGAACCACATGTTCAACAAGAACTATCCGACTTCTTTACATTCGATGTTCCTGGCGCAAAGTTCATGCCACAATACAGGAATAGACATTGGGATGGGAAAATAAGATTATTCTCTACAGCAACAGGTGAAGTGTATGTGGGATTGTTAGATAAGATATGTTCATGGGCAAAAAAGGCTAATTATGGTGTAAAATTTTTAGACAATGAGACGTATGGAGAACCATTTGAGGAGAACGAAGAGATATCACTAGAAGGCGTAAAGGATTATATGACTGCAATCTCCAGTTTCAAACCTAGAGATTATCAGATAGATGGTGTATATGATGCACTTAGAAACAATAGAAGATTAATTATATCACCCACTGGATCAGGTAAGTCACTGATGATATATGCTGTTGCTCGATATCATGTGGGTAGAAAAAGAAGAATATTACTTGTAGTTCCAACTACATCTCTTGTAGAACAGATGTACAAAGACTTTACTGACTATGGTTGGGATGTAGAAAAGTATTGCCATAGAGTATATTCTGGTAGAAGTAAGAGTACACAACAACGTGTAACAATATCTACATGGCAATCTATCTACAAGATGGACAGACAATGGTTCTCTCAGTTTGATGTCATCATAGGAGATGAAGCACATCAGTTTAAATCCAAATCTCTTATCAATATCATGTCTAAGATGAGAGATACTAAGTATAGATATGGTTTTACTGGTACATTGAGTGGCACACAGACTCACAAATGGGTTTTAGAAGGTTTATTTGGGCCATCCTACAAAGTTACAAAGACATCAGAATTGCAGGCCAAAGGACAACTAGCAAATCTAACCATACGGATTATACTACTTAAACATGATCCCCGCCCGTTTGATGAATATAGAGAGGAAATGAACTATATCATAGAACATGAAAGGAGAAATGAATTTATTAAGAACCTCTCTCTGACACTGAAGGGTAATACTTTAGTGTTGTATAGTAGAGTCGAAGCTCATGGCGAACCATTATATAACTTAATAAATAATAGCGTACATGATGGGCGTAAAGTCTTCTATGTACATGGTGGAGTTGACGGCGAGGAGAGGGAAGAGGTTAGATCCATTACAGAGAAAGAGAAAGACGCAATTATTGTGGCTTCTTACGGAACATTTTCTACAGGAATTAACATTAGAAACCTACACAATGTAGTTTTTGCCTCTCCGAGCAAATCGAGGATAAGAAATTTACAGTCTATTGGTAGAGTTCTTCGCAAGTCTAAGACCAAAACCAAAGCAATGTTATATGATATTGCAGATGATATTACATTTAATTCTAAAAAGAATTATACCTTGAATCACCTCATAGAAAGGATTAAAATATATAAAGAAGAAGATTTTCATTATGAACTGTCCCACATCAAACTAAAATAAGATGGAAGAAGAATTCTACGCATCAGTAAAATTAGTATCAGGTGA